TTTGGTATCTCCTGAGAAAACCAGTTTCTATATACACCCTTTGGTGCTATAATTAGCGCCCCATTTATTTTACCTTTATCATAGAGCATGGCCATATTATCGACCAACACTTTTGATTTACCTGTACCCATCTCCATAAAATAGGCAAACTCTTTTTTATTCCACGACTTTTCTAATGCACTTAATTGATGTGCATAAGGCTTTGTTTTAAATTTATATTTCATAATTTTTTTCTTCTTTCTAGTTGACAATTATATATAGCCTATGCTAAACCATGTCAAGAAGTTAGAAATGAAAAACAAAATATTTGAGTTATATAAACCTAGATCTTTGGAAGAGTTTTTAGATTTTCATAAAAACAACCCTGAAGAGAAATTTGTTTATGTGATTCAACAACCAGCGCCCAACATAAATATATTGAGTGCGTCTGACTTTGGTTATCTTGTTATATGTTTGCCTAATAGAGATCAGGCAATATTATCTACCGCACCATACGTGCAGAAGATGAAAAAAAATCTACAAGATTTTAGAAGACAAGATTACTTGCTTGCCGTGGGAGATCCTGTTATCATAGGTATATCTACTGCAGCTGTGAGTGAAGTGACCAGCGGACAGTTTAACATGTTGAAGTGGGACAAACGTGAATATCGATACTATCCACTTGAAGTAGATATGTATCAGAAAGGATAATATGAGTAACGTAAGAAACATGATGTTAGAAGATTCAAAAGATCTTTTAGACAATGTAGAGGTGACAACGGTTGCACAGGAATGTGTGAAGTTGAAACAGAAAGAGGATGAGATTGCTGCATTAGAGGAGCAACTCAAAACAAAAAAAGCGGAGGCCGATGATATTGGCTCTCGTGTGATCCCAGAATTATTAGCAGAACAAGGATTGTCAGAGATAAAACTAGCTGACGGTTCTAAGGTATCTGTGAAAAAAGAATATAGATGTACTCTTCCAAAAGACGAGGATCGAAGAGCACAATGCTATAAATGGCTTCGTGACCAGGGGTTAGGAGATATTATTAAAAACAATGTCTTTGTGACTTTTGGAAAGGGAGAAGATGACAAGGCACAACAATTGTTGGACCTTGCGGCAGAGAACGGGTTTG